TGTCCAACCAGAGATAAAATCCATCTCATTTTTAAATACATACGTCAACGATTCTTGTCTACGTTTCCATTCTTTGTAGCGTTCTTCACACTCTTCAGACAGAAGTTCACCGACCCACATTTTGGTATCATGCATAAAATTAGAAACTAAAAACTCTTCTAAGTAAGCATCTTTACGATTGCCAAGTTTAGCAAAAAAGATTTTGTCTTTACGTTTCAAAAAAGAATCGTATGTGACATTAACTTTCTTGTTATACTTGAACCAATCGTAACTGTCTAACGTAAAATGATTTTTAACTCCTAAGTAAACCTTGTATGCGTCTATAGCATCCATCTTCATTACTCATCAACCTCAATAGGCAATCTTGCTTTCGGTGCAATCATCTTTAACTTCATCGCTTCACCTTCAATCGCAGATTTCATACGAGGAGTAATTAGAGATGCCGCAGTCTCGACTTCAATGTTTTTCATGGTGCAATATTCGAGAATAGCATCAATCATTGTAATAGGATGCTTATCACGTTGTACTTGTTTAATCTCAGACTCAAACTCTTTTTGAGTTAAGATTTTAAGACTCATATGATCGTACCGATGTGATTCTGCCATTTATGTAATGTCCAAATTCAGTTAGTTTAACTGCGGGTTTAGCAGAACGGAAGTTTGGATTAGAAACTTCTTTCTCTGTTGCATAGTAACTGGAAGGATATCCAGTTCTACGCTGATTCGTTTTCATTTCAATTTTAGTACGCATAATATTCATTTCAAGTCCTTAGTTCATTCTATAAAAAACATGCCCCTCAATAGTCGCAACTTTTATCTTCTTTGCCGTCCATGATGGTTTAATATCAATGGCATGAAAGTGTGTTGCGCCCTCTAAGAGTTTAATTATATCAGTTCCAGCAGTTTTTGTCAAGAGCATTTTCGCAACTTCATAACATTCTTTCCATCTTTTGTTATTTGCTGGTGGCGTATTTGCAATCTTATTATTATACCAAGAAAATTGTTGTGGTTCTGTCACAACATCACGAATGTTTTTTGGGAATCTGCTGTCATGCAATCTGTTAAGTGTAACCGCACCTACTGCCATTTTACCGATTAGGGGTTCGCTACCTGCTTCGTAGTAGATGTTCATTGTCATCCAGTACAGGTCTGATTTGCTAGAGTTTTTTGGAGAGGTTACCGAGGTTGCCGCATTTGAAATTTCTACTAATGATGGAAGATGATCTCCTGCCATTGTGTGTGTAGAGCATAAAGTTAATAGAAATACTACAGCCGCTAAAAGTGCTTTCATATCTTTTTCCTTTCTTTGAGAACCCACAAGTGTTTAGTGGGTCTTTTATTTAGTATACGTAGATTATACTATCTTTTTCTGAAATAGTCAATAGCACCTACATAATCAGAGCATATGCCATAGATCGGTAGATTAAATGCGTATTCTAAACTAATTCCTTGATTCTCTGGCATAAGACAAACACTCTTTGGCATGAGTGGTTGATTGGGATATGCCCATACTATACCATGACTGGTTAGTGTATATGAATCTTCTTGGTGCCAGAAGTAATTCAATTGTGTGTCTGATAGCCACTCTAATGCTTCCCAGTTCTTAGCGTGAATCCATAGTCCTTTTTTGTGTAGAAACTCTGGATCAATTTCATATGTGGGATCATCGTGCCCTAAAAAGAATTTGTCATTGACAATTCTCAAATCAATCTCAGCATCAAAGCCTTTATCTAACGCAGATTCAATTTGATATGGTGCATTTTCGTTTGTCTTGTCAGAACCAAACATCAATCCTCTATGTGCAATCAACTTCATATTTGTCACTCGGTATGCTAGGCCATCGAATCAATATCAATTCAACGTCAGTTAAAAATTCTACAGCAGAAACTTCGTTCTTCTCATACGTCCACATATCACCTTCTTTGAGATGTTTACCTGACGCAATAAGTTCTCCTCGGACGATGTAATTCAGTTCTGTTGTAACCTTATGAAAGTGTGGGAATGTCTCCTCACCCTTTTTATGTTTATGATGCCCAATCTCAAAGAATGGATTCTTAAACAAAGATGGATTGAAGTCACCAACAAACCATCCTTTCACATAATCATTTATGTTTGATACATTCATTCAAGTTCCTGAATTCTTAACTGGTGTCTACCACCATCGAATGTATGTTGAAATCCTAATCTAAGATACTCATGTAGATTTTCAGAATTTGCATTCATTGCAGGTATAGCAAAGAAGTTAGCACAGTTATGACGCATAGCCATTTCCATTGCATTGTAATCATAGATTAGCGCAGAGCGAATGCCTTTGTATTTGTTAGCACACATGTTAACGCCTTGTCCTGTTCTACAGAAACTAAACGCATAGTCACAGTCGCCATCTTCAATACCTTTAACTGCTTGGCTGATAAAGTCTTTGTAATTACAGTCACGATTGACAACTGTACCATAGTCAATATACTTTTTACCAAGTCCTTTTAGTACAGACTTAAACAATTCTTTTGCTTCATATCCAGAATGGTCACAGCACAGCGCAAATGGTTTATCACCAAAACGTTTGACAACATTCTTTTTGTAGAAGTTAAACTCATCTGGCGTACCAAACACATGCATCTTATCTACTGGATGCGTAATGATTTTAAGCCCATCTTCAATCAACAGATTGTACAGAGGTGCAATATAGAATTCATTGTTTGTGCGAATGTCATCGGCAATCATTTTCTTTGCATACTTGCAGAAATCAGAACCACGTTTGAATCCATAGATGCCAACACACGCATCGGAACTAATTGCTTTCTTCTCAGCAGTTTCAGATACATAGTTATCATCGTCACACTTAGCATAACTGTAGTTTGCGCTATTTGATTTGAATGTCAATAAAACACCATCGGCTAAAAGACTACCAACAATCTTAGGATCAAACACTGGTCTAAACTCAATGTCTAATGTATGAATAACAAGCGGTGCATCATTATCGATGTACTCAGATGCATACAAACAACTTTCAACTGAACCTCTAGTCAAGTGATCTAGCACAACAACTTTAATGTCATCACCAAACTTCATGCGTAGAATTTCATCCATTCTGAAATTGTATACGTGTTCGTCACGAATGATAAAAATCAAATTACAGTCTGTCGTATCTAAGCAGTCAAGTGAGATATCAATCAACTGTTTGTCTTTAATGTTAATTAATTGCTTGGGTACAGTAAAGCCTTCTTTCAAAAAGCGACTACCTAAACCTGCCATTGGTATCAATACGTTTGTCTTCATACTTTACTTTTCAAATGATGTGTAGTTAGATTGTGCGAAAGAACCATACATTCGTGATCTAATCTTGTATTTAATTTTCCGTACATAAAGCAAGCGGCATAATAATCGCCTGCACCTAATACGTTCGCACCTTTTATATATTTGTCATCGGATAGAGTAAAGGTATCGCCTTTGCTGTTATAACTTTTCATTGGAGAATGCGTAACAACAACTCCAGTAAATTCTTCAACATCTCTTAACAAATGCATGTCTTCTTCAGAGACAAAAATGTAATCTAGATACTCATATGCTTCTTTGTCGATTTCTCTTCCAGAACAAATATCACCAAATACCAAACCAGAAATGTTCTTTAAGAAACTCATATCGGTAATGTAGTTAACATATGCAACATGACTGATTAGTGCTGGTTCTGTTTTAACGTCAACTGTAATCGAATTTAAATTAGATTCGCTAGTGCGTTGACTGTTCTCTTTATCTATTGTGATTGTAGAGGTTCCAATATTAGTTGGACAGACATATACGCTTAACGTTGAGTCTATGTTTTTCAAAGCACGCCACACGTTTACCACACCACCAATTTCGTTTACCGTTTTAGTATTGTCTTTTATCGTATCAAATACTAAGTGTCCATACAATGCTATATCATACATCAAAATTTTTCCTTTTCATCTAACGTATATACGTCATCTAAGTGTTCATCAAAATAATAATTAGGAAGCAATTCTCTTGATTGCAGTTCTTCAAATAGAGCCATAACGACATTCTCACCAGCACGTTGTGTTAACACCGAACAAACGTTTATCATTTCAACTGTTGCATCGCTAGGACAAAATGCATGACCAACGGCGCTTGCAATTCGCACATCAAAGATATCGTCACCAACATAAACAACTTCGTCTGGTATTACGCTAAAGTCGCTACATATTTCATTTAAGAAATCTATTTTATCGGAATGTTTTCCATTGCTTCTGTTTAGATAGAATGGTAAGTTTCGATTGTTTGCAATGTTTGCGTTAAAGCCATCACCAGAAAGAAAAGCAACTTCGATGCCTAACGCACGAAATCGCTTGATTGCAGTCCAGTCTTTATCGCAAAATGTTTTAAGTCTAACGGTGCCTTCTTTGTCATAGTATTTTCTACCATCTGTCATCACACCATCAATGTCAAGAAGAATAAGTTTAATCATTTCAATTCGCCCAATACTCAGTATATGCTGTACCAACATGATAGTG